CCCTCATCTGTCTACCTAAATTGCTTGCACCTATATCAGAGTAATCTGTAGCTATAAATTCAGCATTTCTGCCAGATGGATCTGTCATGCCAGTTAAGGAATTCAAAAATCTATTGTCTATACGACCATTTGTAACAGTTATACCATAGGTATTATCACCATTTTTAGATGCTTCTAATATATTATTCTTGAGTGTATTCAACCGTCTCGCCATTGTATTCTTACCAAAGAACATATTGCGAACACCTTCTGTAGATGTTAGTTTATTATCCTGATCATACAGCGCATTACTACGCCATACCGCATCCATTGAATTAGTTATTGCAGATCTAGTGCGTTCATCTTTAATTTCTGTAACCCCAATCAACCGTAGTATTGATTTATACGCATCATAATATGCTGGTTTAGCCACTACAAATTGACTAGAGAATGCGCCAAGTACCAAATCTATACTGTTACTGCGCATTGTTTCAAGGAATGTTGAGTTGAAATATCTATCAATATCTTCAGTATCGAAGTATGATGAATATTTCATATCATTATATCTATCATTAAACGACCGTAATTCAATTGGAGTCTTACCAAACTTCTTAGTATCGATCTGTGATGCGTGAACTAATTCACCTAACGCATCAGCGTATTGTGATAAGTCTTTATACAATTTTGATACTTTTAACTGAGTTAGGTAGTATGTAAAGTCCAACTCACCAGCAACCTTTTTAGATAATTGCGCCTCAAGCATAGAGGAGTCTGTTAATATATCTGCACTAGCTTGATCATTTATGGCAGCCTCTATAAGCCCAATCCTTTCATTGAAGAGCTTCATTGCAGACTCTGTATTTTTAATATCCGCTTTGATCTCAGCATCTCGTTCTTTTTCGGCCATTTTGATGGCTTTATCTTTAAACTCTGCATCTATTGCCACTAACTCTTCTTTAAATCGTCTGTACGCAGGTATATCTGAATCTGGGCCATAAATACCCCTACTCATGATGTATGCGTCTGCAGTACGTTTTAATATTTCTTGAGATAGGAAGAAGAAAGTGTTTTTACCAATACCAGAACGTAATAAGAAGTTACTCATATTATAAGTATACTTATTAACATTTAACTTGATAATATAACTATCTTTTGCAACGTCTACGTGAGCACTAACTAGTGCGGAAAGCCAGTCTAGAATGTGTATACCATCAATACCTGTTATTTTGCTAAAATCGCCTAGGTCTTTATATGCATCTGGCATAATCATTTTTAAACCAGTTAACTGTGTAAGCACATGGTTTGGCAAGTTAAGCGCATATGGTCCGATACCAGTCTTACTATCAGCATATTCTTGCTTTATCATATCCTGGTATACTGGAGAATATTCATATAAAGGGTCTGTACTTTTCTTATCTGCGTGATACGCCTGTTGTATAGATTTCAATTCAGCGATTGGCGCATCAATTGGTCTCAACGTATCATGTGCATTCTTAGGATTAGTTAGAGTTGCAATAAATGTATCAATCAGTAAGTTTTCAACAGCCTTTGTACTATTTTCACTCATTGATTTTTCAAAGTCATATTGAACTTTAACGCCATCCTTATAGTTGTACCTTGTTAAAAATAATTTATCAATATCAAAGTCGGCACCAGTTCTAGCAGTAAACTCATCTGGAAGTATTATTACGTCACCTATTTGTGGTGGCAATACGTCCGTAATGGTTAATGCCGCAATTGACGACATACCTTGAGTAGGTACACGATATCCCATTGCCGCTGGTGATGCAAATTGGCCTATTATATTATTTTTACGCAACCATTCGCGAGATTTAATGAAGTCATTCTTTATATCCTCAGGTAATATATGCATGAATGCATTTAATGATATAACAGCTTCCATAGAGCCGTCTGTACGTAATAGTTTTAATCTATTACCATCATTAATTACATAGTCTGCAGTTTCTTGAGATTCGGATAATTCTGTCTGAGCATCTGCCATTTTTAGTTTTCTGGTGGAATTAAGCACAAGAGATGCCTCTTGTACGTATGTGCCACCTGGTAACATTAAATCAATAACCTTTTTATTTATCTGCGACATCAATTTACTAAATAACCTCTTTTCACTAATAGATGCAGACAATGGTACCATAAACCCACCTTTGCCGTCCAACATCATTTGAGCCAACATATCAGAACTAAACCCTGATGATTTACAAGCTCTAATCAACTCTTTGGAAAGACCGGTTAAGTCTTTAAATGTGAAACCTTTTTCAGTATCAACAATGCCGAGAGTCTTCTTTATAGCTTCAGTACCGCGATTAGATATTTCTTTTATAGCAGTCATCGCATATTCAGCTAATTCAGACCCTGTAACAGTAACGCCACTCGCCTCAGTATGAGGTAACGTATAATATGAGTCTGGACGTATATTTGAATATACAGTTTTAACTGCCTGAGACACAGCCATACGCCTTTCTGAAGTGTGGGCTTCAATAGGCATCTGATCTAAAAGATTCATGAAGTTTTGCTGACGAATTATTATTTCGTTAAGGGCTTCATAATTTATTTCAGTTTGTGTAGGATCTGTATAATAGGACGGTTCATATGTATTACCAACTTTTACGGCCTGGTAAGTAGTTATCATATCAATAGGTGAACCAACTGTGCCATTCGGCATCTTACCGTGCATACGATCGTATAAAGGTTTTAAATCTGATTTAGCCAATACTTTAAATAATGGGTAGATTGCCATCTTATTAAAGATTGGGACATTTAAATATTCCTCACTACCTGGTATGACCTCAATAACATTGTTGCCATAGTATACCATTTTCAATGGGTGCATTACTGCAGCAAGTGTCTTTGCATATACCGATGGATCACCAATATTATCAGAGTGTTCTTCAAGATAATCTATAGCATCTGATATTTCTTTAGTTAGCATTCCACGAGTATCAAGGATGGCTTTATACATTGTTGGCGTACAGTAAGCTGTAGCATCTGCCTGGTTGATTGGGGCAGCGTCGCCATAAAAGAATTTACCAGAATCATCTCTAGTAATTTCACCATATAATTGAATGTCGTGCTCAGTATTTTCTTTAGCTGCTTTATGTACCTCTTTTGGGATTCTATCAGACCCAAATATATCATCTGAACTATCTAATATTTCCTCAATTTGTTCAGGACTATATACTGGTTCATTGTTAACATCTCTGTAATTGTATAAACCTTCAGCAACATAAGCATTATATATAGCATTATACATAAGTACTGGCTGATTAGCTGTACCAAATATATCAGCAATACCACCTACATTATACTTACCAGTTGTATATCGTTCAAGACCTGGAGTAGTATGGAACCAGTGATTAGATGGGAAGTCTATTCTAGGAATACTACCTGTAGATAATACACCAGCTAAACGCTTAATAACATCACTAAAGTTTTTATAATATGCGATGTCCTTGAAGAATACTTTTTCAGATTCAAACATAGATATATAATGATTGATAGTAAACTTAGCGACCAAGTCCTTAATAGCCGCAGTAGTATACGCTTCTTCTGTTATTTTATATCTACCGGCATTAGCTTCTTTTAATGCAGCTACACGCTTTCTGATATATTCCATGTCATTGAACCACTTTAATTGACCTTTATCTGAAGATATTAGTTTTAATTTCTTAAGATACGTAAACTGATCGTTAAGTTTCTTAATTAACATTGTTTGAATATCAGCATTTACTTGCATCTTATTTTGGAAATATTTTGCAAGCTCTACATCACTCATACTGTCAAAGCTATGGTACGTTACAGTTCCATCTTCATTAGTACGATAGTACCCGCGGGCAACTCTAAATTTACCACCATTCCCATCTTTACCTTTTTCACCAAAATATTTTACAATATTATTAGCACCTGGTATCTCTATGCCTTTTGCTTGGGCTTCCTTGATTCTGCGATATTGTAGTATCGCTTGATATTCACTTTCATAGTATTCTCTAAACTGGTCCAGAATAAACCTAGGTATTTCCTGACTTACTCCAGAGTCACTCATAGATACATCTAATGCTAATTTATTTTTGAATATTTCGATACCTTCAATCGGCATATATGTGCCTTTATCAGACATTGTTGGTAGTAACAAATAGTTTTCTTCGCTAAGTACTAGTTTTATTAAGAATGTTTCAATAAGGTTCGAACTTTGAAAATCTTTACCGCTATTACCAGAGTTGAACTCTACTAAATTTATTACAGTGCCAGCTCTTAATTTTAGGTTAAGCTTATCTCTAAGGGATTTTAGGATTATAGAACTTTTATTAATAGGGGCAGCTAATAAAGACTTAACGTAGTTCCTATCTTCATTTAGCTTTGCTATTTCTAGAGTAAGGAAGTTATGTTTAGACACTGGGTATATTGTGGTATTCTTTGGTCCTACGGCTTTCTCTTCAACGTCTTTATTATTATTAGCATACACCGCCTCAACCAATGGTAACAACTTTGGTTCATAATTAAACACTTCATTACCATTCTTTTTATATTTACCTTTATCCGATACACCCTTCAATATCCCTTTTATAGCAGAGTCTATACCTGTGTTTCTATTTGTAACAAAAAGTTTAAGCGCCATAGCTAAAGTTGGTTTAAGGTTTGAACCTTGTACTGCGCTTTTCTTTTGTAACCCAAACAACGAATTAATTATAACTTGATTTGTAGTAGCAATGTTTGTATCCACACCCATTGATTGTAAAATACTATTTAATTTGATTATTAGGTTATTATATTCATCTTTATTAAATGTATAGTCGTCAAGTTTATTAATTGCATTAGTTAGTTTCTCAAATCTGTCATATAAGTCTTTTGTTTTATCGGGATTAACCTCAATCGCACCATTAACTGTATGTGTTAAACCAGAATTAACAAACGCACTATTCCATTTAGCTATTTCTTTGTTTAACTTATTCTTATTATAACTACCGCCTAGAGTAAGATACTGCCAAGTGTTATTACCATCTGTTTGTTCAGCAAACCCAATGGTTAAAAAGTTATGAACATAACTAGCTATTTCTAAAAATATTTGAGTTTGAAGAACGGTATCTGTAACTTTATTCAATTTGAAATATAACATATTGAAAAAATTGTCATGAGCTGCAGCGAGTTTTATAGATTCTAATAACTGTTTATAGGTCTTTGCTTCACCAATTTTTCTAATTATTTTATTCCATGCTTCATTTAGCGGCACCATCTCAAATAAACCAGTTTCTTGATTTATTATAGGCATATCTCTACCATTCCTACGAACGGTATCGATTATACTTGTCAAGAACATCTTTACTGCAGGCCTAATGTAATCAAGTTTAGATGATTGAAATGATAGTTTTGTATGGGAATTCAAATCATTTGGATCTGACTCACCTGTTGAACGATCTTCTATTTCTCCTTCTAACGACTCTTCTAGTTCAGCATTAAATGCATTACCCCTAAGTTCCTCAATTATATCTAATTTAATTGCTTCAAAATTATTAAGCAATTCTGTTGCAACCTCAACTTGCTTAGCGGTTGAATCACTTGCATTAATTACAAATTCAAGTTCAGACTTTAATGCATCAAGAGATATCTCATACTTAGTAATATCCACTACTTCAGATGAGCCACCACTAGTTGCATTCATAACAGCTACTGCAGATAAATACTGTACAGCACTAAAGTAGCTATCAAGATTTAACGACTTAAATTCAAGCCCGTGCTGTGTAAAATTAGCACGATCGCCATAAGCTTTTATAAACCTAGCTTTTGATTCCTGATTTACAGGTATGTTGCGATATTTACCATTTAATATATCTCTACGAATCTTATTGATATCCTCGCGGTTCATCAATTTCAAGAATATACCTTTTAATTTATCGAACCACTTCGTTATCACGTATGATTTAGATGGCATCCTTACTGTAGCAAAATATCTGAATTCTTCAGCAAGTGCTTCTTCAACTACTTTATCTGAAGCATTCGCGTACTCCTTATTAGTCCTACGAAACTCAGCATATATTCTTTGCTTTTGTGCAGCAGGCATTAATAACAATGACACCCTATGCCAAGCCTCATGATATTCAGTACCAAATGGGTCGGATGTCATAAGGGTAATAGAGTCTGAACTCATATATGATACAGCCTGCAATGGTTTTTCGCTAGAGTTAGCGAGATCGATTATGGTTACTTCTTCATCAGACATACCCATAACATCTTTTAAGAACAATAAAGCCTTCTCTCTATCAAGTTTTGCAGGAACTCTATCTTTCATTTTCTTAGACGGAGTCATTTCAACTATAGATATACCATCGGCATCCATACCAAACATAGAGCCTCTTGAGGCTAACGATGGGCCTGTACCTTTAGGTTTAGGTGTAGTTGGCTCTGGAGCTGGAGACGGGGCAGCTTCAACAACTACCTTAGGTTTATCTACCACCTCTGTGACAAATTCATCAACTATTACAAATGGCCTATTATACTTAACTGCATTTAAATCTGTAGTAAGCTTGCCGCTTTTAATCATCCATGATAATAGTGTACCATTTAAATCTTCAGTAGTAAACTCTATGCCTTGTGCAAGTACTAGCTTACCACCAGCCTTTTCAACACTATCTGCAAGTCTACCATCAAATATTTTATCTAATGGTATGTTAACGTTAACTGGTGAATTTTCACCTGTTTGAAATGGCATAGCCACATGCCGTTTAACATGGTCTACTGCTATCGCTTTTGATGTCTCATTTAAAGGCAATGGTGGGTTTTTACCAATATACAGTAGACCTTCTTTGATATATATTGCCTTTTGGCTAAGTGTGTCGTTTAATTCTTGACTTAACCTGTCATCATTACGGTTAACTGTAGTGCTAGCACCTGTATGCCATAATAAAGCAAATACGTCAGATACAGTTAAATCAGTGCCATTTACTTTAGTAATTCTATCTACTAATCCATGTTTGAATAACAGATCTACGAGTAGCCTTGCAACACTCTCGTTATCGGTATATCCGATTGTACGTATGTGCAACGGTAGTTCATAGCCAGACAAACGCTTATTACCGCTAATTACGTAGTATATACCACCAGATGAACTTAGTGCATATGGTAAAGCCTCACCAGATAATGTACGCCAACTACTACCCGCATTAGACCTAACACCACCTGAGAATGCAAAGTTATTAGCCTCATTATTCAGATCGCTATCAAACTTAAATATGTCCGCGTACTGAGGATCATTAATACTAATTTGTTTATGTGTAGTTGAAAGACCATTATGTAATAGGACATGGCTTGGTACAACCTTTATATCTGTCCTAACTTTACCGTCTTTAACAAATAGTTTAACTATATCGTGCCTAGTTTTTCTAAGCAATTCCTTTTTAGTATATAATTCCTGCTGATCTACTGTGCCAGTGGATTGGTCTCTAATTAGAGATTCAATACCACTAGGATTCTTCATACTTAACCAGAACTTCTTACCACTACTGTGTGTAGCTAATACACCGATTATGGCGTTGTCGTATGTTTCTGGTGGCATAATGTTCGGGTCACCCCAAGTAATAGGCTTACTCTTACTGGAGGTAACTTTCAATTCATATGTAAATTCATTTGGAGACGATACCAGTAATGGAGCTAATTCCGATGGTGCTGATATTTCTACCACCTTCCCATCTATATTCATACTACCTGCAGTAGTACCGTTTGGATTATAATGAAACGTATTTAATATACCTAGCGTAGATGATTCTTTAAAGTCACGAAGCTCTTCTTGACTTATTGTTGGCTCAGATGTTTCAACAATAGTTGGTTCTGCAATTGTACTACCAGTATCTTCTGTTAACAATTCTGCCATTACAGATTCAGCAGTAGCACTATCTACAGTAGATAAGGAATCCATCTCCGCCTTTTCCGCAGCAGTACTTGTTGCTAATTTATAAAAGTATATACCTTTTAAGCTATCAAAATATGTGCCAACTATTTTAGCATCCTCACCTACCGCTTGGTAAAATGATTTAACAAACCCTTTAAATTTATAAATACCTAATTTAAACAGTGCGTTAAGCATTTCCACACCAGTGGACATAATCTCAACGTCAAGCCCTGCATTGTTCTCAGGATCGTCAATTACACCTAATTTATTACCATACCTTCTTGCAAGTAGTTCTGCTAACTTAGAAGCCTTTGCCGAAACTTCTGCGCGTAATGCATCTTCGTCGCTTACTCCAGATGCGTCACTAGCTGAACCAACAACTGTTTCAGGAATAGTATCGCTTTCTGAAGCTTCTGGCAATGTATCTCCAACCTCAGGTTCTGTATCGGATTGAGGCTGGTCTTCAGATCTATCCATCTCAGGATTAAACGAATCATCAGGAGTCATACCTGCAAATGGATCCTCTTCAGGCTCTGCTGGTTTATTCTCCTGAGTAGCTGATGGCTGATTGCCTGCGGCCAGTGCTTCTTCGGCAGCCTGTAATGCCTTTTCAGCTTCAGATAATTCCGGAATAGCTGGAGCAGTCCTATTAGACAACCTAGTTGGCGGGTTTGGTTGTTGAGTCTGCTGTGTTTGTTGCGTAGGTTGAGTACCTTGCGTAGGCTGTTGTGCTGGTTGAGTGCCTTGTGTTGGTTGCTGAGTAGGCTGTTGAGTAGGCTGTTGCGTCTGTTGTTGATTCTGATTCTGAGCTTGCTGCGTAGCAGGTGCAGCTGAGGCATTGGTAGCACTAGTGTTTGGTGTGATTATTGGAGAAGATGGGGTAATCGGAGTTGTGGTAACAGTACCTACACCAGATAATGATATTAGATTAGCTTTACTAGCTTCAGCTGAATTAACAAACCTATCATATAAGTGTTTAACAAGTTCATCCCCCTCATTTGCATACCGGTCTTCAATTATAGAGGTTCTACGTTTAGCGCTCTTACGGTAATGCCTATTTTCTTTTATTGCTTTTAACAATATTTTCTCAGTAGTAGTTGCTGAATTCGAATCCATATCATAGAATGATCGTAATATCTCACGATTACGCTCATTAATCATAGCCAATAGGTATGCACTTTCTTTCTTTTTTAAAACATCTTCAAATACGTTAGCCCCCAATATTGTCTTTGCGTCAGTATTCATATCTGCAAATACTCCACTAGCTGCTGCGTCTGTATACCATTTCGGTAATGATTTTTTAAGATTGTCCAATCTATCTTGAGTACGTAACTGAAGATCTCTAAGCTCTGACTGAAAATATTCTTTACCATTCAAACCAAACCTATCGTGTGGATTTTGTGCAGATGGTAATAAAGTATTTATAGAATTTAAAATTCCTTCTAATGTCTCAATTTCATTATTTGAAAACATTAACGAAGTGAATTCTTCTTCAGTAATGAGGTTATTTGGATCTGTTTGCGCATCATTATGTTTCTTGACGGCATTCTTTATTGAATCTTTTATTAGGTCGTCTGTAACAATACTATTACGTACTTTATTTGCTGCAACCTCGGATTCACTCATGGCCTTTGCTAATTCTTTAGATGATGTATCATAATCATCTTTAGCTTGCATAGCTAAGCCTACAAATTTACCATACTCTTCAGTACCTGGTTCTATACCAAGCATGCTAGATAATGTTTTAGCTGCCTTTGAGCCAGCGTAAGAATATACCTGATTTGCAAATTCAGTATATTTCTCAAAATCTTTCTCTGTAAGGCCAGTTGCAGCCATCAACTCTTTATCATTTTTGATTTGCTCAAAACCGTCTAGTATATGCTGTTCTTTACCTTTAAATTTGGCATTTGTAAAAGTAACCGCTTTTATGATATTGTCTTTTGCTACAGCTTCTTTTGTTGCTAATTCAGCCAATGCGTTATATGCGCTTACTTTTTGAGCATCACTATATAGTGCCATACTGGTTTGTGCCGCAGTCATAGGTGAAAATAAACTTGCAGCAGCACCTAGTTTAACATTGTCCCAATATTCAGTATCGTCCTCAAGTAATGGATTCTTATACCCAACTACCCTACCTAATATATTTGCAGTAGTTGTAGCACGCTCTAAGAATGAACCACCTATTGCATCACCCCATGATTGAATCTCACCCATAAGGTTATCCTCGTGCACATTATCGTACTCCCCGCTAACATACTTCATACCGGTGGTGTACTGAGAACCTTCTTCAACTGCCTCCAAACCACTTTCTACTGCTTTTTTAGCGGCAACTACACCAAACAATCTTGCCATATCTGCAGCCTTTTGTTTAGCCGTACCAGTTGCGCCAGCTATTACATTTCGCTTAAGTATGTGCTTATACAATTCTTTTTGTGCCTTTTCTGTAGCCATTGCCCCAAGTGCTCCAACAGGATCTGCTGCTATTTGCGTTGCAGTTCTGGCAGTTTTACCTGCACCTTTTGCCATTGTATCACCAAAGTATGGCAAAAACATCACATCACTAATTAGATTAGTACCGAACGTAATTGCTAAGTTTTGCTTATACACTTGATCTGTGCCGGCTCTAGCTACATTTAATAATTTATTTAATTCTGGGCTATTGATTCTAATCTCACCATCAAGCACCTTATCGAATATCTGTTCACTATTATACTTAGAATATTCTGAACTAAATTGACCACTATTCTTTACAAACTCTGCAATTTTATCCTGACTTATGCCGCTCGCCTCAAGTGTGCCACGAACCCTTTGTTTGTAGTTATCATATACTTCTGCGTCAGCTTCATTCTCAGACTGTTTAAAGTTTGAGTATACCATAAACCCATAATTAGCAAGGTCTACAGCTGCACCAATTAAACCTGCTGCAGCACCAGCGATATTACCTAATCCAGGAACAAAACTTCCTGCCGTAGCACCAGCTGCAATTTTAATCGCACCTTTAGTAAGCTGGCTTTTAAGCATTGTAGTGGCATACGGTGCAACCTGCCAAGCAAATGAAGACGACGATGATCCTAGTACGCCTGGTAGTTTATATATCCATTTGCTAGGATCTGAAAATTGAAATCCTTCTTTTGAATCCTTTTGCTCTTGATACTTACTTGAAACAGAATACCCTTGTAGGTCTGTTTCATCTTCAAATATACTAGCTCTTAACTTTTGCTCACTATCTTTTAATGCAGTTATAGCTTTAGCGTTAGCATCATACATCATTTGGAAGTTACTACCATCTTGTAGAACGCCTAGATCTTTTAACTTTGTAGCTAGTTCTATATTTTTCTGTTTTAATTCTGCGTACTTTTCTGGGAAAAGTTTAGATAAACTAACTGCATTAGGATTATCAGAATTCTCATATTGAGCTAATTGCGAATTTACTTTTTGATATTCGTCAAAAATAGATTTTTGATCTTCTAATTTATAAAGTTCTGGTAATACAGTTCTTATCAATTTACCTCTTGCAGCACTAAGTTGTGTTGAGTTCATATCGATTAGAAATGAATTTACACCATCTTTTGCAAGCTCCATGTTAGTCTGTTCATCAGATTTAAACGAATCATCTAATAGATCTTCCGTTTCATCTGGAACGAATGTACCAGCACCTGTAATAACCCCTTTGCGCTTCGCTCTACGCGACTGCTCGTACTCTAGATTAAGTCTCGCTAAATCAAGGTCGCTTGTTAGGACGGTTTGTGCACCTTCCGTCATATACTCCTGATATGCGTTTCTTCTAGCACGAATTGCAGTAGACCTATCCCCACCTTGAGGAGTGTCTACTGCATTTTCTAATTTATAATCGGTATTTGTCATGTTTTATTTTAAAATTAATCTAAAATGAAGTTTTCAAATTGAGATCTACTAACCACACCTTCCGTACCAGTAGTACCAGTCTTTCTAGATGCCGCCTCTAATATATTTATTTTATCTCGTTTTGCAGGGGTGTCTGCAACAGGTCTTACTACCCTAATCTTAACATATTTGTCTGGGAAACTTTGAGAAACAGCAATATCCTCAGAAGTAAATATACCGCCACCACTAGTCTCAACTCGCACATCCTTTTTCTCGCCATCGATATATATGGATTTCCTAGGGACTAAACTACCGTCGTCGCCTACTCTAGTACCACCCAACTCTTTCATAAGTGCTTTGAACTCTTTATCATTCCACAGTTCGTTATATTTAAATTCAGCATTCGTCGAACTATTAGTTACGAATTTTGGGAAATTTTCATATAGATATCGAACAGGAATATATACCTCACCACGTTGCATAAATGATTCTTCACCAGGTGTTTCATTTAATGGTAAAAATGCATCATTTGGTGAAATAACCGTATTCTCAATTCTACCATTTAACAAGTCGTTTGCAATCTTTTCTTTTTCAGGACTCCATTTATAATCACCTCTATCAACCTGCATCATATTGTTCATATAATAATCTTCCAGCATGATTCCTGGTAATTGTCTAGCATTATATAAATCGTCCCCAGTAACAGAAGATGCTATAGGATCTCCTAATTCAGCTTTATTAATATATTGAACATTATCTCTACCCATAGACGCTGATAAAGATGAAATAATATTTCTTGCAGATGTAAGGCGTTGTTCACTAACACTCTTTGATTCCGTAGGAACCTTTTCTACATAATTTTTCCAATATTTCTTTTCAGGATTAATTGTATCTTTAAGCCTCTCAGCTTTTGACCTATATTTAGATTTCTCATATGGTACGATATTTTTATTATCGTCAATCTCTATAGGCTTATCCATTACGGTTTCCTTCATTTTAGAAATTAAAGTTTTCTTTGGGGCTTGCGGATCTGTTCTATCGGTTCTAGCTGCATCTATTTTCTTCTGCATTAATGCGAACTGATTTTCCTCCCTATTACTTCTAACATAACGAAGGTTATCTTGTATAACTTTATTTCTAATCCAATCCTTAGCCTCTTCATCGGTAGCGCCTGTTTGCTTTTTGTATACTTCCATATGCTTCTGAGCAACTGGAGTAACCATAATACCACTAAGGTTTTTATCTGTAATCTCAGCAATCTGCTCCTTAGTTACACCAGTATAATCATATAACCCATCACTACCAATAAAACTATCCTGTATCCCTTTGTAATAAGGATCTGTAAGGTCTTGTATGGATTGATAGGCTAATGGGCTAACGTCATTAAATATTTTACCAGATGATAATGTATCATAATTATTATAATCTACGTTATGCCACTCAGGGTTATACAATCCTTTAATCATAAGTTCCTGATCTACTTTTTGTCTCTGGAGTAATGTATCGCGGCTCTGCTGAAGTAATGCTAACTTTGAAGTATCTACATTATTTATAGCTGACCTAAGCATAGACCTACCCTCTACAGTTTTTATAAGGTCTGGGTTTGAAGCTAATTTATCGATAACAGGTTTAACTGCACCAAGTGTCGCTTCATTCCATGCAGCAGTATCTACTGCAGATGGTGACCTAAATTCAGACCATTTGCTTAATGCAGCAGATTGCTCTGCAATAGCCTTATCTACTTCTGCTTTAGCATCTCTACCTAATGTATATAATTGTTCAAATGGTATTGGCACATACGTGTTAATAAATTCCGCTTGAGCGGGTGTATCATATCTATTAATAGCCATAAAATTGTTTTCTCATATTTGTTATTAAATCTGAAGTATATCCTTGTCCCATGTTTTCCATAAGGAATGGCATCATCATTGCATCTCTACTTGAAGCATTCTTCATTAACTGTTGAGTTTGTCCCCACTTGCCTAATTGAGTTGTTGCCGCAGAACCGTAAGCTCTCCTAGCAGCTCTATTACGAGCATTAATATCATCAATTGACATTTGATTTGCAACATACTGATTACCAAGGTTGCCAAGCATTTGTGCTTGTTCCCCTATATATGTATTGTCGGCATTCTGTTTTGCACCAATAAGTGCGGCATTTGCACCATATTCACCAACAGCATACTGATTTCTTGCAGCTAAACTAGCACCAGTATTTGGTGACATTTGACTCAAGTTATAGTTAGTTATTGCTCTAGACCTACGATTTGCCTCACGTACAGGGTTTATATTATACCTCCTGTTAGCCATAGCGCTACTTATATTTCCTAAGTAAGGGTTCATAGTAACAGTCTCTGTTTCCGGTGCCCTAAATGATTCCGCAATATTATATAACGTAGGTGCAAGGATTGAAACACCACCTAATACATCATACGGAGATCTACTAGCCCCACTATTTTCTGATGAACCGTTTATTGTTTTAACAGTTGAACCTAAATCTTTAGTAAGCGATGGCAAATCATTCGCTGCGGATTTAGCTTTCTGCGCCAAACTAGGTGCTGCTAAAGGTGTAGTACCAGGTAATGCTACTGGCATATAATCTAATGGCAGAACGTCTGGGGTTATATCCGCAAAACTATTAATCGATACTCTACCACCATCGGCATATGCACTTATAGATTTATACTTTGGTTTAACCCCTTGTGCGGCCTTAACACTTTCTTGATATGCCAATAGTTTATCAAAATTGCGAGCATTTAATTCTGCTGCAGTGCTTGCAAATGCGTCATTATTCTTTGATTTCTTTTGTAAACCTCTACCCATTTGTGCAAATGTTTTATTTGTCCCAGGTACTTTTAATTTATCACTTAATATTTTTGTACCACCTGGTAAATTTGCTAGCACTCCATCTTGAACATTCGGATTACCAGTAACCTCGTTTATTCTACCATCTGGTGTCTTGACTAATTCACCATTATCTAAGTAAGCTGGCGAAGTTGGCATTATACCACCCATTGCAAAAGTATTTGCTAATTGATTTTGACCATAATAATCATCCATCATTGACTGAGTAGTCGCACTAGCGAATGCTTGGTTTTGTTTATTTATAGCTAAATTCTCAGCTTTCTTCTTTGCGTTATTGCGTGAAAATATCCCCGCAATACCTTTTACCAAGCCAAGTCCACCACCTACAGCTGCACCAATTGGTCCACCTACCATCATACCTGTACCAGCAAGGCTAGCAGTATCCCCAAGGACGCTACCAGCATCACCAACAGCTCCGCCGGCAGCTTGCATCCCTGTACCCGCCAACTGTGCACCAACGGTTAACTTATTTAAGTCCACATTGCTTAGTAAACCACCGTTTACATATCTTGGTATTTTAATTTTATTCTTTCTTTTCATATTAAACCATTGAATATCTATAACTTGTTTTTATAAGTGGCAATCTAAACGACTTATCGTCTGTGCAATCAAATGAATAGCTACAGTATAAGTACTTACCCCTCATTCTAGATATACCATTATCAGTAGATCTACCTATAGCAAATCTATAAGTATCCTCACGATAATCTATGTCATTATAATTTATTGGGGTTGTCGTTTGAACCTTTGTATTAAAGTGTATATTTGTAAACACTTCATTGTCTGTAAAATCACCAGACATTGATACGTTATCAAAAGTTTTAGTCATTTCATAGTTATCGTTAACTACGAACTCTACTAAGCTTGTAACACCTGCCAGGTTATTTGTATTATGTAACTTAATTCTATTATCATCACCTATCGTATAGTATGCATCTCGTAGATCAAAATGCCAATTAACATTATTAGTGTATAGTGATGTAAATGCATTTATTTGCTCACTGAACGCTAATGGTTTTTTGTTAATTACAAACTGTACTTCATTATACTTTTTATCATAGAATACAGTACTATTTGTCCTAACAATAAGTGGTAATGAGTTCAAATAAGACTGAACACCCTTAAGCTTACTCAACGTAATGTTATTGCCACTATATACACAAGCCTCATTTTTATTACAGTCGTACCAGTATAACCCAGAATCTGAGTGGGCTATGTTATTATAATCACCTTTCCTAGCACCATTTTTGTCGGTAACGTAGTCAAATCTAGTTAATATACCGCCAGTACCCAATACTAAAGCGCCTGGGTTATTATCAGTAATCAGAGACCTTTCATTAACAGATGCCACACCTACTGCAGAATCTTGCCAAAAGAATAATCTATTTTTAAATACATGCATATTTGTAATAGGCCCATACTGTGCATTAACATCTATATAGTTCGCATATTTAAATTTAGACCATGAGTCTATAACCTCACCAGAAGTTTTTTGCTGTGATGCTATTATTCGGTTATCATTTATAACGTCATCCCTATCGTATATTGATTTAGGGATATATTTACGACTACCATTTTGACTAGAGTATGCCCCATTGTATGCGTACATTGGCACACTTTGTACTGCTGCAGTAAACACTTGGCCTACTTCATTCTGTACAAATACGTTAGCAAAACCGCTACCACTATCATACGTTTTAGATATAGGGATATCTGCACGTAAATGTAAATTAACACTAGACTCAACTGGCAAATATGCACCAACGTAAATACGTTTCTTTGCAGCATTTGCTGGGTCTTCTGTGTTAAAGAACATCATCGTTTTAGCATAGTCCAATATACCTAAAAAGGTATCTCCTCCAAAACAGTTAACGGTAAGGGCTGTACCAGTATTCTTTAAATAAATACCAGTACTGATGTACACAGAGTTCTGTCTAGCAGTATATGTATTCCCACCATAAGGTATAATATTCTTCTTTAAGTTAGCCATTAGGATTGTGTTAGTTGAATAACCTTTGCCTATTGTGGCATTAATATCACCTGCAGGCAATACAGCTGTAATACCGTATACTTTATTCTTTAAATCCTCTGACTTAAATACTAATGAAACACCACCAGGACCCTCTTTAGCTGTACGATCCTCATCCTTATTATTTGCATAGTTTGAGTGAGTCCAGTTAAAGTATATATTTTCACCTACAACCGTTGGTTTATTCTTAATAGAAACATAATCAGAATAGTCTAGTAAGTTTGCATATTCAATTGAATCAACATTAGCCATTTTCTTAGCTAAGTCAGTAGTCATTGCCTGACTTAATGCCCCACCTTCTTTCTTTACTATAAATGCATTCCTATATAAAAAATAATATTTACTTATATAACCAAGATTAACTGCTGATTGTAGAGTAACATTATCAAAGTTTACAGCGGTATCTGTCATATCCGCCATATACATAACACATGGTATGGCGTCAGTACCAGAACCATCTGGTAAAAACGTTTCTACAGTACCGTATATACGTTGTGAATCACCACTTAATATTGTGATAAGGTTATTCTTATCGTCAAATCTTGTGCCAGCATATGACATAATTCTTTGCTTAGCACTACCACCATTTACATATGTACTATATGTAGGAGATGCTGCACCATAAATAGTATCAATTTTCATTGTATCATTCAACAACGGCATCGTATTTTCTCTATTTACACATACATCTGGTGATATAAAGTTATAATAACTATCAGATTGGCTTTGACTTAATGGTGGTCTCATACCATCATCAAAATCATGATCATTCCAATCCCTATCCTGTGCATATACCTTAGACCCAAAAAAGTGGCCATATGTCAAATAGGTAAATGGTCGTATATCTCTATTACCAGCGCTATCACTACCATCTTTACCAGACATGTGCTTATAGTTACCTACTTTAGATATTGCACCTTGCATCAATACCGTTTTGTCAGCAACAGTTCTTTCACATCTAACGATCTCCACTGCCTTTACTTCAGATGGTAAATTTGCAATAGAAAACTGTACACCTAGTGGGTGTGACAATAATGTGTAAGGGCCTTCAGTAGAGCCCACACTACTATAGATAGACTCATTATTAGTGAACGGTCTATAATTATCGTCAGATGCATGAGGCATCCTTATATCTGCAATCCAGTGTACAGGTGATGGTATATTCTTATCATTGTACATTATTAAGCCAAATCTATAAACCTCATCCCTAGTATAACCTTTATATTTTGATGCGATAAATGGATCTGCATAATTCATCAACCTACTATGTGATATATCTGTAAATTCTTCGAATTCACGAGTATCTGTATCATCAGTTAATTTTTTATGAATAGATAGACCTGATACAGTTCTAGAACTAATGCCAAGATTTAAATCATTTTGAAACAAAGGTATACCGTTTGAAGTAGTACCTGCAATAGTACTATCGTCCTCAATTAAGTCTGTAGTAATGAGTCTATACGAAACATTTACCCCTTTACCACCTTTAGCAAATACCCCAGAACTTATTTGTACATACTGACAATCGTCTATAGCGGGTAAGGCCGATAGCTCTATGTTATTATAAGGGTTAATGCAATCATGGTCTTCTGGTACAGTTGTGCTATCTAAACTAGTTATATTAAATGTCAAAGGATTTATATTACCATTGTCTAGTAGTTTCACAATACCAGATTCATTGCACCTATACGCACGAGCGTCATAATCTATATCCCAAGTATTTTCTCGAACGTTTGCAGCAAATAATATATTATCTATCTTTTCTATATTGTTGGCAATAAAGTCATAACCAATCATATCATTGAATTGCTCGACAGTTAGTTCATTCAGTACTGTACTACCCCTATCTTCATAATATATAGAATTGGTAGTAATATCCAATTCATCTACTACAGATATTACAGGCAACTCATTATTATCAAAATAGTGGATAGATATTATCCTAGCCTTGTTAAATGTCGTACTAATGTCGTCAGCCTTTATTTTAACCGATTTGCCAGCACTTTGATTAGCTAGTATACCTTTATACGCTTTACCGCTAGACTCCGTCCTAGAGGCTGTAAGGTGCACTAGAGGGCTTAATGCGGATAGAGTACTCTCTGTACCATTAACATTAAATAATTGGTAGCAATATTGAATCATACCACCATATAACGTACCACTATCCAAGCCAAGTATTCTCATTGGTGGTAGATATGCTTTAGGTAATACTTCAAAATCTTTAGAAGTTACTGATGAAACACCTATAAAGGATTCATTCATTATATTAAATACTTTTAATGGGCTCTTACCATCTGTAAAGTATATTTTAATTAAATCATCAGCTTCATAATTTGTCACGACATCTAGAGTAGTAGTAATACCTAGATTTGCGTACAATACTTTTACCACTGTAGGTACTAACTTATTTGAAGAAAAATCAAACCTATAAATGGAATTAGCTGTACCGTCCCAAGTGATCACTATACCGTAATCCCTTATAGATGTAGCAGCTAATACTGTCTCTGTAGCACCTAGTGCTGACTGAGTTATTTCTTGAAATCCTTCAATGTTCTGCAATACACCAGTAGTACCAGCGTCATTAGTAACTACACGAACATTCTCAGCCCACGCATACTGATTGCTAGGTAATACCGCTACGTCTGCATCGGTATTCATACCGCCTATAAACGTATTTATTTGAACATTTCCTTTAGTGGTCATAATTAAAGATTTTTATCATATATATGTTGCATTTGACCAACAGTTGAGTAAAAGTTATGATGCTCGTTTACTTCAGGATACTGTCTAAGCCATGCATTTTTTATACTCTCCATATCATCATTGTTCGGTGCTAATGATTCACCATATGCTTGCTTACAATAGAAATTCCATGATCTCCTTATATCA